CAAATCGGGCGACGACGAGTACAGTCACGACGGTTGGAAGTTCGTGTGGGAGAAGGACGCCAACAACGACCTCACCCAAATCCTGTGGTGCAAGGATGAGGTAGTCCGAGACGAGGACGGCAAGCCAACTGGTGAAACCCGCTACAAGGTTGAGTTCACCAAGTGCAAGACCAACGCTGACCTCCAAGGTCAAGAGCGGACCTTCTTCATCACCAAGAAAGGACAGCCAGCCGAATGGCTCGGCCTCGCCGAACTCCGCTCCCGCAGTGTGTGAGGTGGTTGAATGCCTTCCTTCACAGCGAGCCGGAAGGAGTTGCTGTCGTTCATTGACACCTTCTCCAAAGGCGTGGACAACCTCGCTATCCGAGTCAAGGCTGAGCAAATCACCGTGGCGGTCGGTGCGTTGACGCATTACCTGCGTCGCAGCATGGACTGCCAAGACGGGGACACCGGGAAAATCTACATCTCGGACCTCGTGCGGTTCAGTGAGTTCTTGAAGGCGGCGAAGGCGGCGGAAGTCACAGTCAGCCAATCTGCACGGGGCAGGCCAATACAAGTGAAGGCCGGACGGTCCAGCCTTGAGTTGCCGTCGTCTACCTACATCGCCTCCGAAACTGATGTACCGCTCATTGAGCGTGTCGTCGGCAAGGCCGAGGACAACATGTGGCAGTCGTTTGGCGAAGCCAATCTACCTGCCTGCGGGAATGTCACTGGGACAGACCTCTACGGCATCAGCAAAGCGAGCAAGGTTATCGGGTCGGGCATCACCTGCAAGGTGGACTACCGGCCCAAAGACACCGAGTTGGCGCTGATGGCCGAGCAGAAGAACAAAGGGAAAATGTTCGCCGCCGTGGAGGCCGAGCCTATCAGCGGTACGGCAGAGTCCTACCAATCACACTACGCCCACTGGCTCCCCGAACTCCTCAATACTGTACCCGACAAAATGGTACAGTTCCACATGGGCGAAAGTGCCCCGTTTGTGGTGAGAGACTTGGACGGCTCATACCTCCTCATCGTGTTTGACCAAGAGGTGGACGAATGAGGCGAGATGTCTGCTGGCTCTGTGGCGGCCGCCTCATTTGGGGAGCGGACTTCAATCCCGAAGACTACGGCTATGAGGGCGACGGTATCGTCGCTGCTCTCCACTGCTCCGATTGTGGAGCCGAAGTGACCTATGTTCAAATCCACGAGGAAGAAGAATGATTGTTGACAACTACCTACCCGACTACGATGGAAGAGATGTACTCTACTGTCGCTGGCGGTCCGAGGACGGGGTGCTGATTGAGCAAAATGTCACAGACTTTGAACCCTATTTTTGGGTCAAGGCTGACACAGACCCTCGCCTCATCAAGCACTTGGTGGACCGATACCCCGGCTCACGAGTGGACCGAGAAGCGAAGGCTGTCGGGATAGGTGGTGAGAACCTTATCAAAATCGTACCGTATCGCCAAGGCGATGTGTATTCCATGCGAAAAGAGATGACATCGTGGGAGGGCGACTTGACGCTACCCGACCGATTCCTCATGGACCGCTACGATACGATGCCCGAATGGAAGCCGAGAGTGTGGCACCTTGACCTTGAGTGGGACCCGAAGGAAGACTTCACAACAGTGATAGGCATTGCTGACAACTACAGTGACGAGCGCATCGCTTTCTGCTGGTCGGAAGAATCAGCCAAATCACTGGGCGACGATGAGTTCATTGAAACAACCCGCTCCATGTCATGGGAAAACAGCAAGGGTGTGGAAAGCACTGTCACATATCGCAGAGTGCTGTGCAACTCCGAGGCCTCTGTTTACAGGGAGTTCCTTACTTACCTTGAGAAGTGCGACCCCGATGTGTTGGTGGCCCACGCCCTCATGTGGGCCGACCTCCCTCATATCATCCGGCGTCTTGACAACAAGGATGTTCTCGGCAAGGGCCTGTTTCGCAAACTCAGCCCACTCAATCGTGTGCGTAAGCCCGACAAAGAGAAGGGCTACGACTATACTGACCAGCCTGTCCGTGGGCGTCTGTGCTTTGATACGGCTGCCCCACTTAGCAGCGGCACTGGCTTTGAGCGGGTGTGGAAAGACAGTGGTAAGCCTCAGTTGGCAAGCCGAAAGTTGGACCACATCACAGGAGAAGATGTGCTGGACTACGGTGGCAAGTTGGAGATGGATGTTTTCACAGGCTGGTACGAACGCTTTGACGAGTTCGTAGACTACTGTATGCGAGATGTAGAATTGCTGAAAATGGTGGATGAGCGCAACCACATCCTTGAGTTTTACATGTCGCTCCAGCAAGTCTGCGGCGTCAGTTTCCCCTCCTGTCACAATGTCACTCGCTTTGCACGGGGTCTCATCAGTCGCCGAACTGACTGGAAGCCGCCAACGCTCAGCCCTCACTCCAAGACCGAGTATGAGGGCGCTTACATTCCACCACCTACACCGGGTCGCTACGAAGGTGTTGCTTGTGTGGATTACAAAGGTCTGTACCCTTCACTTATCCTCAGCCACAACCTTTCGTGGGAGTCACAGGTGGACCGAGAGTATCGCTTTGATGATGATGTAAGAGAACTGCCGGACGGTACCTGTTGGCGACAGGGCAAGCCGGCTCTATTACCCCGCATCGTTACTGAAATGTTTGAACTCCGAGATGAATACAAACGCCGCATGCGTGAATCCAAAAGTGACACAGAACGCTCCGGTTGGAACACCATGCAGTTGGCAGTCAAGCGAGTCATGGCGTCGCTGTACGGCATGTGCGCCAGCACCCACTGGGGCTGGTCAGCACCCGCCATCGCCAGCGCCATCACGGCCTGTGGTCGTGAGGCTATCCGATTCCTTATGGAAGAGTCCGAGAAGCAGGGCTACAACGCCCTCTACGGTCACACCGACTCGGCCTTTGTCCAAATCCCCTTTGAAGAAGCCCCTGCTCTTGCTCGCCATTTGACAGAGACGGTTCAGCGAGAACACCAAGCCGACGCTCTCATTGTAGAGTTTGAGGCCTACATGGATTACTGGATTGTAGGTGGAAAGAACCTCTACTATGGCGTCTGTTCATGGCCACCGGAGGATGAGGGCAAACCCAAATCAGCCCGTTGGGGTAAAATCAGCACACTCGCCCCTGTGTCTCGCACTCTTGAGAGAGATGTCCTCACCAAAGTGTGCAGTGGGGCTAACGAAAATGAAGTGGTGGACCATGTGCGAGGCATCAGCCTTGGTATCAAGCAAGGTGACTACCCCATCGCTGATGTAGCAGGTGTCACCCGCATTCAAAAATCACTGGATAAATACGCAGAAAGCGTGGGTGTGCCCGGTGTTAAGGGTGCTCGTTACTACAACCTCCATCTCGTGGAGAAGAGTGTTCATCCCAAGTTCAAGAACGGAGACAGCGTCAAGTGGGTCTATGTGAGCGAGCCGCCTCAAGGAATGCCACCCACTGACATTGTCGCTTACCATGAAGAAGAGGAGTTGAAAGACTTCACTCTTGACTACGACAAAATGGTGGACAAATTGGTGTCCCAAAAAATTAAGCCTATTTTCAATGCACTCGGCTGGTCGCTGGACTACGCCACAGGGAAGCCTAAACCCAAGAAATACTGGTAGCATTGAAATAGTAGACTAAAGTGGTGAAACATTATGCGAGACATTGACGAAGAAATCAAAAGAACGATTGCGAAAAATCCCGGCTTGGGCCGCAGTGAGTTGGTAAGAAAATCCGACCTACTGCAAACCAAGAGTAGCCAATACATTGGGCTGCGCCTACGGGAACTGGTGAAACAAGGCATCATCCGGAAAGAGGGTGAAAAGAAGGGAACGAAATACTTCCCCCACTCGCCAAATGAACCAGCCGACTCAAACAAACTGGTGTCCTCTACTCGCATCATCCAAGTCTTTGACGAGGTGAAACGGATGGTCGTGGCGAAGAACCAAGCCTATGGTGACAGCGTCTTTGAACCCATGCGGGTGTTCTACAAAGGCGGCGCTCAACCGGCTGACCTCATCCGTATTCGGATGGACGACAAAATCAGCCGCCTCATTCAAGGCAGTGAAGGCATTGAGAACGACGAGGATGTCATCAAGGATTTGATGGGCTACTGTGCTATCCTGCTGGTCGCCATGCGACGAGGGCAAACACGGTTGGATGACTATACGAAGAGCGAGTCCTACGAACTCGCACCCGAATACTACAATCCCAAGAAGTGAGGCGGTCAAGGGTGGGATTTTGGGACCGGCTATTCAGCCGACTGAGGACGCAAGAGGAAGAGCGAATCATTGAGGGCTATTACAACAAGGCCAAGCGAATGTATGGAGTTGAAGAAGAATGAGTGATAGAGATTGGGAAGCATATGCTAAATCCACCTACCAGTGGGAGCAAGGGCACGAGAAATACCTGCGCATGACCAAGACCAGCCTCACCAGCGACTTCGGATATTGTCGCTTCCAGTACAAGAAGAAGCGCATTGAAGGCCGCAAGTCCCCCACTACGGACGCCATGACTCGTGGGACAAATGTCCACGACGCCATGGAGGAGTTCTATATCAATGTCCGACCTGTTTACAAAAAGGCACACGCACTACTCAAGAAGCAAGACCGTGATGGGGCCAAGGCTCTCCTCATGGACTGTCTACCTACACCGGAAGAGCCGTACCACTTGGGCGAAGAACCTATCATTGAACAGCGTATTGACTGGGAACTGGTTCGCCTTGAAGCGGACCCCGACCGGTTCCTTCCCGTCATCAATGAGTTGGAGGTCCACGCTTTCGTGGATGTTCCGTTTAACTTCAATGGTGAGGAACTGAGCATACCTGTGCATTTCGCAGGTAGCATTGACCGGGCCTACCACACCGAAGAGGACAAAGTAGCCCTTATGGAATTGAAGACCGGTAAATGGGTCGGGACCAACTTCAAGGTCCGAAGCATGCGAACTGAGATGGCCTTCTACTGGGACCTGCTCCGTAAGGCTGACCACCCTCTACAGGATGTCACTCACTGGGGCTGGTTCTACCCTGCCGGCTACAGGGATGATGTCCCCGGCTCGGAGAACCATGTGGCTTACGAGAAAGTAAGTAAGCGATACCTCACAACAATCAACAAAGCCGTCAACGAACTGATTGAGGCATATCTCACTGACAACTTCCCACCACAGCCGTCCACCGGTAAGTGCGCTCACTGCGACTTTGTGGACGAATGCCCAGCGTGGGCCGAGGGTGGCGACATCTACTGGAAAGGTGGATGGGGTAACACGCTGACACCAAAGAGTGCAGCCCAGCGACTCAAAGAATTGGAAGAAAAGAAGGAGGCTAAGAAATGAATGACGCAATGAACAAAGTGGTTCAGTGCATTGAATACCATCTGTACGATAAGTTCGGTATATCCAGCCGAATCACATGGGCACACATGGGCAGAGACAAGCGTCTTACTGTGTCATTTAACAAAACTCTTGCCGACTATTCGGACGAGCAACCCGAGTCCCACCCTATTTTATTCGCAGAAATCGTGTTGAGCCCACGACTGATGTTGCCGGATGATGAAGTTCAAATGAATGACATCATGCGGTCAATTGACGATATGATAAAGAGAGTGAAGGACAATGCAGTTGAAACTTGACTATCCACGAGAAGTCCTTGAACTTAGCACAGAAAAGGGAAGAGGTTACAGGAAACTGGTCAACAGCAAAGAGCAGTTTGAGCGATACTGGGCCGGCAAGAATGGCGTGTCAAACGCTTACATGACTGTATACGGCTACCGTGCTACAGAAGCCCCCCATCATCGCAGGGTAAACCTCTACACGCCTATCATCCGTCACTTTGTGATGGACTTTGACGCTATCAATTTCCGAGACAGGAACCGTGCTACGGTGGAGCCCGAGATACCACTGGAGCAAACACTCCGTCTGCATCAGCATCTCCTTGAGCAAAACATCCGACACGGGATTTGGTTTAGTGGCGGCGGCTTTCATGTGTGGGTGGCGTTGGACGAAACGCTGACCCCGGGCGATGGACCTCACTTGTCGGCGATTAAGGAAGCCGGTATTCAATTGGTCAATGACTGGGTTAAAGACATGGACCTTTACTGCTGTGACCCAATGGTTCCGTTTGACACGAGTGGTTTGATTCGCATACCCAATTCTTTCAACGCCAAGCGTGGTTTTTGGAGCATCCCTGTCACCACCGAGGATTTGGAAGCCGGGCATCAGCATATCATTTTTAAAGCCATGGAACCCAAGAGTGGGTATCAAGAATATGGCTCAAACGGTATCAAACTCTCTATTCGCCCCGTAACCGAGAAGGTGCAGATTTTCAACGAGTCCGACAAAGTGTTAGACCTCCCTACTGTTCGTATGAACGGTGTCATTATTCTTCCCTGCTTGAACCAAGCAGCGTGTCAAGTGGGTGGAAATCCCAGTCATGATGCCCGTGTTCAGTTAGTCAAATATCTCGCTAAGCGCAAGCGGAACTTCATGCCTATAGAACGCTTTACCAAAGAGCAGTTACAGGAGCATGCTGACGAAATTGTTCAGTATCTCATGGGTCTTAAGTGGGCTGACCAAGACGAAGGGGTTACTCGGTACCAAGTGAGTACCATCGTATTCAAAGACTACCCGCAGACATGCAAAATGTTGTGGGGCAAGGGGCTCTGCATTGGCAAGTGCCGATATTGGGACAAAACAGGAAGTGGCGAGGTGAAAGAACATGAGGCGTAGATGTATGTTTTGCGACGCTAAACTGAGTCGGCAGGGTCGCCGGATGTGTTTCACCTGTTTGAACAAAGGGCCTTACGGCCACAAAAACACAGATGTGGCTTTGATTTATGCTTGTAGCGCCACGAATTACAAAGGTGAGCCATGTAAACAGTGGTCTATGCTCGGCAGCGCCTACTGCAACGCCCACAAGGAGGCAAAAGAATGAGCGTCCCTCCACTTATTGCCGACAGCAACGAGCGTGGACCGCTCTTTGAAGCAGTGGAGCGCATGGCTCGCAAGGAAGGTGTGCTTGTCAAGTCTCAATTCTTGCAGGGCATGGGTGACTACAAAGCGGGGGACGGGCACATTGAGTGCAAGAGCCTCAGTGATTTCTTTCAATCCAGTCACAGCGGTCACCTGTGGCGACAACTGGATAACATGGACGCCAATTGTGGACGAGTGTTTCTCGTCGTCCATGGGGACATCGCCAAGTACATCAAAATGGCGCAGAACCAAGGGCGCAAGGTGTCGTATTCACGAGTGACAAATGAACTGATGGGCACCTTTGCCCGCATCATGGCCGACTTTGATTGTCACATTTACAAGGCA